CTCGGTGAAGCTGGTCGTTTAGATACCACTCTTTATAGCCATCAGCTTCAACTTTTACAGTGTATTCTATCATTTTACTACCTTTACGTTTTTGCCTAGAGCCTTGCAGATGTCTTCTAAAGTCATCTCTACTGTAGGTTCTGTAGCTTTCTTATGCTCTTCTTTAGTGAGCAGCTGATCGTTTAGATGCCACTCTTTAGAGCCATTATAGTACTCAATAGCAGGGCCATCTTCTCGGTGACGCTTACCGTTTAGATGCCAACTCTTATTGCCATTATGGTACTCAATAGCAGGACCATCTTCTCTGTGAAGCTGACCGTTTAGATACCAAACCTTAGAGCCATTATGGTACTCAATAGCAGGACCATCTTCTCTGTGAAGCTGACCGTTTAGATACCAACTCTTAGAGCCATTATAGTACTCAATAGCAGGGCCATCTTCTCGGTGACGCTTACCATTTAGATACCAGTGTTTAGTGCCGTTAGGGTAAGCTTTTACAGTATATTCAATCATTGTGTATTCCTTTCACTTGTTTATTAGGGCAGTCACGAATTGCTCATTAAGGCTGGCCCGCGCGGCGTTTACCACTGACAAGTCGCCGCCCATCGAATCAATTAAGGTTGTTGATATTTGTGGTCCCATCAGTAGTACCACTTTACTGCTTCTACTGCATCTTCTAGGTTGTAGTGTTTCTCTGTAGCCATAGCTTCATAGAAGGGGTGAATGAAGTCACCTTCGTCAACCCACAAGATGATGATCTTATTCTTCATGTGAGCAAACATTAGTTCCATAGACGTACCTGTACCACGACCAGAGTCACGGCGTACATCAGCCAACACAACACGGCTACTAGCAATGTCATGCAAGTCTTGCTTAAAGATGCGTTTACAGATGTTCATAGTCTTTGTTACACCTTGTAAGTTGTCTCCAAGTTGGTCATGGAAGCTTACACGACGAGTAGGGTCTAAAGCAGAGATGTCAGACATGTCCAAGTAGTCTCTTGCGATAGTTCGCCAGCCTGTCATGTGGTCGGTTGAACAGTCTTCCATTGGTCCTGCGAGATACACTTGATTTTTCATTCTTCTTCCTCTTCGTTTGTAATTTTAGCAGCCAAGTTCCAAGCCATCATAGCAGCTGTGGTTGCCATTGCAGCTTCAGAGCCGTTCAAGCTAGACAGCCAGTCCTGTAGCTCTTTCATGTTTTCCGGTGTGTGGAAAAAGTTTGTACCTTCGATTTTCATAATGTCACCTTTTCTTCTGATACAATTACTTCATAGACTTCAGCGAGGTCATCGTCATAAGCGTGAAGGGCTAGGTTTCTACACTCATCGTAAGTACCCTCGTGTTGAAGGTCACCATCAAAGTATAGCTCGTAGTAAGTTTCACGTACTTGCATAATAGCTCTCCTTTTGATAAAAAAAGGCCACCCCCGAAGGGATGACCGATTAGCTCGATTCTTACTATTTAGAAGTCCATGTCGTCGTCGCCACCGAGCATGTCGGCATCAACGTCTTGGTTGTCAGCAACTTTGTTGACCTTGAACTCTGTAGGAGCGAAGCCACCTTGCTTTGGTGCTGGCTTATACTCGTTAAGTGTAGTAATCTGTACACCCATCAACATAGAAGCAATACCTTCTTTACCAGATACGTTATAGTCATACTGGAATACAGAGAGGTTAGCAATAGAACCGTTACCGATAGTAGACGGGTCAATAGGTGACAAGTCACCAGCAACAACGTTTACCGCTGCCATATCGGAACCATCACGCTTCTTAGACTTCTTCTTGAGGTTAGTACGGTAGAACACACCGTCGTCGTTCTCATCTGGAGTAACACGAAGGTTCTGGTCTTTCCAGCTCTTAGCAACAGCTTTGTCTTTAGTACGAATCTGAACTTCCCATGTAGGGTTCTCTTTGTCAAAGCGAGAGTTAGGGTTTGCTGGGTCAAGCTTAGCAAAGAAAAGTTCAACGTTAGACAGAATGATTGTGTTGTTAGCCATGATATTTCTTCCTTTTGGGATATATTTGTGATTTGTTTTGTGTGTGTTTGGACTAGTATTAGTCATTATTTGCGGGTATTTTTTGACCTTATTTTAAACGATAGCCCAACTGCGGCCCATGTCTTCGAGATAAAGTTCTGCGTAGAATTCAAGGTCTCCTTCCCCGGGGTTAACCAGCACTTCGATGTACTCGAAGGCTTCGGGTTCTTCATAGAGTCCGACAGCTTGGACGTAGCAAGGCGCACGTTCACCTTCAAACTCAACGATAATTGTTTCTCCGATTTTAGACAACATATTTGTATTCCTTTTTCACAGAGTTAGAGCTACCTACTCCAACATAGCCGTTTTCTTTAAGCGAAGGCAAAGTCTGATTTAGTGATTTCATTGATATCTAAGTTTCCTTTTTCTGGGATTAAGTGCAGTGCATTCATTTGGCTAAAGATATGCTCAAGTGGTTCTAGTTCGTATAACTCGACAAACTTGTTACGAACATGCTCGAACATGTGTTCCATATTACCAGCATGGCAACCAAAAGAATCGTGAACAACTGTGACTTCGTAGTCCGCGTCGTGAACAACCATAGTAAGGTGGGCAGCATCAACGCTGTGAACAATGTTGGGGGCAGTTGATTGTTTCTGTTTAGCTTTGTTTAGATCCTTTCTTTGGCGAAGAGACACAGAAATTCTATACACTACACCACCCCGATAGAGTTCTAACTGCTTAGTCTTACTTTCGACATACAGTTGAACCATAGGGAACCCTGTAACTACTTGGTTGTAAGCAACATGCTTGTCTTTGCTGTTTTCAAGAAGACCTAGCTTCTCAAACATGTCTAGCATAGCTGCTGGACCTTGTAGCTCTTTCTTACAAGTTTTGTAGATAAGGTGTCCCAAGTATACTGACCAAGAGTAGTCTTTATCTCTAAGATAATCAGACAGTCCTCGTGTATCATCTTCTACCATATCTACCATTCCGTGGGGGGTACCTCCGTAGCCAAGAGTCATAACAGGACGCTTAACCGTTTTCCTCCAAGTTTTACGGTCTTTTATTTTGTCCCAGAACATAGCACCCATTTGTTTTTTAAGGTCATAGTTTTGATTTTTGTACTCTCCAAGTCTAGAAACAGCTTTACGATACAGCTCTGACTTAGGGTTGCTACTGGCCTTTGAGATCCCTTCTTTAAGCTTAGAAAGATTTGAGTAGACGTCTTCAAACTTTTCAGAGACTTTAGTAGGGGTTTTCTTAGCTCCATTTGCCACTACTTCCATTGTTTTGTCTGCGATAAACATGTAGACATCACCTGGGGTGTCTTGAGGCACAAGGTTAACAAGCGGTGCAATCTTTTCGTCTTTCGACATTGCTACTAAGTGCTGAACACCGTTGTTAGAACCGTCAATGTAGATAGGAAGACAAGAAGGGAAGTCTTCAATAGGATAATCAACACCCCATGCTAAGATATCTGCTAACTCTTTACAACAAGCAAGGAAGCACAAAGGTTTGTCAGCATCCATCCAGTTATCGTTTGCAAGAGGGTCGTTCACATAACCTTGTATGGTTTCAAAGTTATCTTGGGTCCACTGCGCGCGATCATCAAGAGAGACTTTGTCGTTACCCCACATATTAGCAGTGTGAACACAAAGCCAGTACAAACCGCTCTCACCTAGAGGTACGGGCGTGTCGAGGAGTAGAAGCCCCTTGGCGTTGTCTGAGGATTGTTCATGTAGAAACGCAGTGTTAGGATATATGCGACCACGAAAGTCAAAGTTATACAGATGATAGAAAGCATTGTTTAAGTTCCTTTCTGCTAATCTTTCGATAGCTCCAAGTTCAATTAGAAGAGATGCACGCTTTTCAGGGTCAACCTCTTTCATAGCTTTAAAGGGGGTTTTACCTTGGTGTGTCTTTGCATCTTTAAACACTGAAAACACAAAAGGGTTTATCCTCCAGCCCACATCTCCTAGTTTGTTAAGTGTGTCAACTGCATAGTCCATGCAACCTTCTTTTACTTTTTTGATAGCATTTTCATGCGGCTTCTTCTTAATGATGGGATAACCATCTTCGTGGAAGAATTGCTTGCTAACCCAGTGAGATGGCTTTGTCCGCATAGGGAATAAGTCAACCCGATCTACTTCAATATGTTCCATGATAGCGTGTAAAGCATAGGCATCTAGAACTTTGATTTGGTAAGAAGTGTGTTTCTTTTTACGACCTCCTGATTTTTTACCTACCTTTAGATCTAGGGACAGGATATCAAGATCCAAGTATGGTTGCAGAATTAGCCAAGCAAGGTGGACTTCTTTTATTTCAACAAGGTTAGACTCTTCCTCTAGCTTTTTCATAAAGGTATTAGAACCTTCAAAATCCCCCATTTCAGATAACTCATTAGCGGAAGCCAAGTAAGACTTTCCTTTTTTGTCGTGAGTCCCTAAAAAGTATTGTAACTCGTTAATTCGGAGGAGGTGTAGTTCTTCTTCTTTCTTTAGATTTTTTAGCTCTTTTCTTAAGCTCCTAAAAACACAGCCACCTATGCTAGCTAGCAAATTAGCTAACTCGCTCTTCCGCTCAATATTAGTCAGCATGTGGCCGTAGGTTAAAGTTATTAGAGTTTCGGGTGACAGAGAGTATAACACCCAAGCCTTGTTTCTAGTGTCAACCTCGTTTTCGTTTCTTGTTTTCATCATACTAGCTTGATGTTGTGATAAATTCTCACACATAGTTTCCATTGAGTTCATAGATTATTCCTTTTATTTGCGGACAGGGTGCCTTAGCACTCCACTTGGTTAAGGATTTTATAACCGCATTAATCTTCTAGCTTGCCCATAATACCGAGCAAGACTACGACAGAGAAAAATACAGTTATCATTGTTTTATACTTTCAAAAAAAAAAATAAGTTTAAAAAAGCCCCCACCACCCCGAAGGGTAGCAGGGGAGTTTAGGGAGGGGGGAAACTTAAATAGAGTTACTTAGCGAAGTAGTAACCGTCAAGGCCGAAGCTTCGAATCCACTTGTAGATAGTATTGTGAGTGCGAACTTCAAAGTTATTAAGTGCTGACTGATAACCGTACTCTGCAGCATGAAGAGCAACGATTAGACGATAGTCATTGGTGTACTTTACACCGATCTTGCTGTTCTTATAGTCTTTAGTAAAAGACCCCTCGCCCTTCGACACAGCGTCTTTGTAGTCATCTGCAATTTTTGTTTGTCGTGCCTTGTGGTGACCAAAGGGATCAACGCCGTGGTACCAGTTGTGGAGAGATCCTTGAGTCACGCCAAGTATTTCTGCTGCTCTAGCAGTGCCGTGCAATTTCGCTATTTCGACAGCTTCACGACGGAAGACATTAGAGTAGCTGCCACGAGTTTGAGTAGAGATTCTCTTATTGCTTGCTTTACGATTCTTTGTCATAGTAACTTCCTCAGTTGTGTTGTTTGTTGAGTTGTTATTGTCATCACGATTCTTTGTCATAGTATACTCTCCAGTTAGTAAAGATTGATAGTGCTGCGGACGTTATTGTCCTATGATGCAGCCCCGCAGGGCTACACTTTAAGTCATTAATCGTTTGTGACGTCTTCGTAGGTGTGACCCCACTTGGCGTCAATAGCTTTTACCAACTCTTTAAAAGAAATAGAGTCCAAGTACTCTTTGGATTTGCGATAGGCTTTCTTTTCTGATACAGTCATTGCTGTTCTCCTTTTAGAGACTTTTGTTTTCTTCGTTATAGAGGGGTAGATTACTCCAGTTATTTCCAGTGTTCAATATCGTCTGCAAAAGAAAGAAGTCTCTCATACAGCTTGGGGTTTTGAGCAAGGTCTTTTATTTTAAGCTCTTCTCCCATGATTTCCAGTTGTGTGATTTCGATATCTTGTGGCTCGTACCATACAGGACTACGTGCCACCCCATAATCACAACGCTCTAAATAACACTCGTAAGTGATAGTCATTTCTTCTAGTTCTAGTGTTGCTGTTGCCATTATACGCCCCCCTCTTGGATGTCTTCTTTAGTCATTTTCTTTTCCACTACTTCCATGACGTATCCCTTCCTTGTCTCTTTGAGCTGCATCGTGTATTTCTTTTCTAGTTTCATTGTGTACCCTATCTGTAAGGTGTTTCGTTTGTGTAGAACAAATGGTTTCCAATCTGCCCTTCATACTCATAGTGTTTAGTCCAGAAAGGTGAGACTGCCACAGAGTGATAGTGTGTGGCTGTTGTCTCTAATCGGGTAGTACTACCATCCAGAACACCAGAGGCTAACTCTTTGATGCTCTTCCATGCCTCTCTGTCGAGATAAGACATACGGGTAGGGTCGTCGTGTACACCGTCGTGAGTCCAAGAGAATTGTTTCTTCTCCCAGACTACTTCACAAACAGTGTCAGGGTAGCGTTTGTCTGCTACTCTGTTTAGTGTTACTTCCGCCACAGCGAGTTGGCCAGAGGTAGTCTCGTGACGTGCTTCAAAGAACACGTTTAGTGCCAAGCACATTGTTGCTGTCATAATCATAGTTATTTCCTTTATTTAAGCTGTTTTTAGGTTTTTTGCCTTTCCCCAAATATTTAGCCCAGCCAAGGACATCATAAAAGAAAAAGCCAAGTACAGTTACTACGTGCCAAGAGGCGTCTGGTGAGTGGTTGAATAGTGAATACACTAGACAAGCAGTTCCAAGACGAGGGAAGGGGTTGACAAACCAAGACTTGTTAGTCACACAGTAAAATAGAGAAGCTGCTAGTAGGCGGTAGCTGATTCCAATAATGAATAGTCCCATTGGATTTTCCTTTTATGATGAGGCAAGGCCCGTACAAATTAGTGTAGATGTACGGTTGCCAGTTCAACAAAGCAAGATGCTCTGTTTTCAAAGTAGGCGCGAGGAAGTACCCACTCAGCAAACGTGCCGTGTAGAGCATCTCCTTCACATACACCACGGTATGCGTTGAAGTGAGGTGGAAGTTCATCCAGCTCGATTTCTACTACTGCACCTTTAGAGTACTTAGCAGCGTTGTCGTAAGAGTCAGTCCAGTGAGTTAGGTCACGAGTCTGTTTGTCAAGTGCCAGTTCGTTTGCTTCACGAACGGTAGTGCCACGGTAGAATCGGAACATTGTGTTCTCCAGATTTGGTTTTAGTTGTTTCTTTATATAGAGGGCCAAAAGCCCCCACTTTTCAGCGGGAGTCTTTTAAGTATTTTATAGCATTGTTTAGATACTCTTCGTTGTCTTCAAAATTGCCAAGACCCTTGTTACAGTCCCAACAAATCACACCTCTCACTTTTCCAGTGTTGTGGCAATGGTCCACTACAGCGGAGTGTTTCTTCAAACCTGACTGGTGTCCAGACGTTCCAAAGAATATTTTCATAGAGCATATCTTACACTCTCCTTTGTTTTTAGTCAACAGGCCGTCGGCTATCGGTGCGGTTATCCCGTACCTGTGAACAAAGTTACAACACCGACTGCAGTACTTTTGTGTAGTCTTCCCGTTTCTGACAGGACTAATACAGTTTTCAGATGCACATAGTTTCATAGGTTTTTCCTTTCTTCGTTATAGAGGGGCGTTTTTCCCCACTTTTTTTTGAGGTAAAAATAGTTCCAGTTTTGATAAAAAAGGCCACCCCCGAAGGGATGACCATAATAGTTTTTAACTTCTTCTGAAGTTGTTTTCTTTGTTGTTCATGTTTACACCAGAGGCAATCTGAGGCATCATCTTAACAATCTCTTTACGAGTTTGTCTTGATACGTCTCCAGATACGTTAATGTTAAACACTTGTTGTTGTTGTCCTTGGTTCATGTTTTGACGTGCTACAGCGTTCTTAGAAAGAACAACTTCACCCGGCATCAACATAGCAGGAACACTGTCTTTACCAGCTTGTGAGAACGGAGTGCTTGGAACAGTACCACCTTGGGAAGCCTTAAAGATGCTTCCGAAGCTTGTTCCGAAGATGGAGCTGAACAGACCGCCGCCACCGCCAGTGCCCATAAGACCACTGAGGAAACCCCCGCCGCCAGCAGCACCGCCGCCTGAGAACAAGCCTTTTATACCTTCAAACATTTTTCCGAAGAAACCAGAGATAGAGGACAAAATTCCACCCTCTCCAGACTGGTTAGCGAGAGTTTGAGAAACTGCCTTGCTCGTAGTTCCAGCTACGTTTTCGCCAAAGGTCACACCACCTTGGAAGAGGTTAGTTATCCAACCACCTTCTCCAGTAGCCTTGCCAAGAAGTTTCTCAGTAAAGCCTTCAACAAAACTATCAATGATAGAACCTGTGAAGCTGTCTAAAAGGCCAGTAAGAAACCCTTTAATATCACCTGTTCTCAAGAATTGTGATAGACCTGATTTAAAGTCTTCTTTAAAGCCTGTTGCAAACTGTTCAGCAGCTGTCTCTCCGTCTTTCTTCGTGCCGTTCCCGCTTTTCTTGTCTTTACTAGAACTACTAGAATCACTAGAACTGCTAGAACCCCCCTCTAATCCTTCGGAAGCTGCCAGTCGGCGACGTGCCGCTTGGAGCCGACCAAAGAGTTCACTAGCAATAAAATAGTCTGCCCTAGTCTCAGCTTTTGACAAGGCTTTCGTGTGTTGTCTTTCAAGCTTTTCGACTGTACCCGCCAAACCCCCGGTGTTGAACATCTGAGGCATAATGCCAGCGTTGATCTTAGCCATAAAGCCAGGGCCAAACTTGCTAACAGCAGAGGCTTTCATAACATACTCACCGTTAGACAACATCGCTGGGATGTCATCAGAGGTGCCTGTGCCTGGCCCGTTTACAGCACCACCTGTGGAGAAGCCATCTGGAATTTGCTGCATTGCAATCCCAAAGTCACTCGCAGAGTAGTCTTGAATTGCATCGGTAGTTTGTGGTTTGTTAAAGTTAAAGAAGTCTTTAATGGTCGCCAGCTTACCTGCAAGGTAGCTCCACGCCATTTCAAAACCAGAGGTTACAGCAGTTCCGACTGTTTCTGGAAGGTCTAAGAACCAGTCTTTAGCTGCCTGAGCTATGTCAGCAAACTTTTTTCTTAGCTCCTCGTTGTTATAAACATCAAAAGCAAACCCTACAGCTGCGCCTACAGCTGCGCCAACTGCAGCACCCAGTGGCCCGAATGCCATCCCGAGTTGTGCGCCTGCAACAGCGCCGCCGATAGCTACGTCTAGCCCTTCACCTGCGCCACCTAAGGCATCGTCAGGGATGGCTACATCTGCCAGTTGCTGGGCCAGAACCCCAGCCATAGCTGCCTTCATACCTGTCCCTGCTGCAGTAGCAAGTTTTGAACCTAAAGATCGTGCTGCCCCTGCTGCTCTGCCGGGGTTAGTTTGTACTTCCAGTATCGCAGTTGATAGCCCATCCTTAAGCTTCTTTTTAAAGCCTGAAAAAGCATCTACCGACAACCCTAAGACTAGTTTTGCTAGCAGCCCAGTCGCAATCTTTGTCATACCTACTGCAATCTTAGGTGTGAGGATAAACGCGGTTATTACAACCCCAAGAGCGGTTGCTAGTTGAGATTTAAAGCCGTCTTGAAACTCAGTTCCAAATAAGCCTTCAAGTAAACCTTCGCCAATGGCTTTTGCCAAGTTGCCAAGGCCAGTCAAAGTATCAGCAACAAAGTCACCTTCACCAGTGAGCATCTTGTTTAAAGCTTCACCGAAGCCTTTAGCTGTGTTTCGTGCTGCATCAAGAAACTCTGAGTTGTTTCCAAGCTGACCTGCAGCAGTAATAAAGGCAGCTGCAAGAGCCGGGCCAAGTAGCATTGTTCTAAGATTTGGTTTAAGAGCAAGGAAGATTGCAGATGTGATAGCGGCAGACATAATGTTTGCGTTACTATCAAAGAAATCAACGATGTTATCTTTAACACTAGTCAAGTTTTCAGTAAGATTTTCAGATAAAACCTTTACAGCAATAGCAATAGGTGTCGCTGCTAAGGCGGCTGAGATACTAGCAACTCTACCTTTGAGGCTAGTTAGTAGCTCACTCTCTGAAGCTTCTGGTACGAGTCCTGCAGCAACTTCATAGTCAGTTCCTTGGTTGCTAGAGAATAAGGTTTTAAATAAGCTATCATAGCCTTCCTTCATTCTTCGTAGTGTCTTACCAAACTCAGTCTCTACCTTAACTATGCCACCAGGGGCTTCAATCTCTTTCGTGGTTAGGGAATCATAAAAAGAGTCCCAACGCTTAGACATGCCAGTTATGACACGATCCCAAATCGGTTCAAGAGCGCGCATCCATGCACCGAAGTTAGTGTCAACTTCTTCTGGCCCTTGTCCAGTTTGAACAGTCTTAGTTGTTAAATATTTTGAGAAGCCATCCCAAGAAGTTCGCATGTTAGCTATGGCAGAGTCAAACCCTGATGACAAGTTGTTGTAATCAACAGTTTCAAAGCCAAGACCATTCACATACTCAACAAGGTTAGACCACTGGGTTGTAATATTTGTGTTTAATGTTACGAACACCTTAGCTAAAGCACTTGTCCAGTTGCCGATCATCTTTGAAGTTGCGTCAAGTAAACCTTTCCAGTGGCTTGTATTGCCAATAGCCTTGGCACCGCCCTCTTCGTGAGAAGGGTCAAAGATACCTGTCCAAGTTGATTCACCAACAACAGACTTCCATAGCCCAAGAAAGTAAGCCGCGATAGTACTAACAAAGCTTGCAATAGTGCTTGTAGCTGCCTTAAGTCCCGTAAATAGACCCGTTGAAAGGTCAATAGCTTTGGGGATAACGGTTTCAGGAGTGAAGCCAGAAAGCATAGTAGTTATGCTTAAACTAATTTCGTCTATCTTTTCTTTTGCTTTTATTCTTACATTTTCTAAGGCATCAACAACGCTCTGTGCTAGCGCGGACCCATCAAGGCTTCCTGAGAATAAGTCCCCAAGTGCTCGCTTGACGTCCCGTGTAAAGAAGATAACCTCAGACTTAGCAATTAAAAGCTCACTTCCAAGTATGAAAGCCCAGTCTCCGATGTTTTGTCCAAAGTATCTTACTGCTTGTGTAGCAATAAGAATCTGGTCCTTAATGCTTGCAGAAATCCCTACTACCTTGTCCATCTCAGCAACGGCTCGTGTAAACTCGTTCTTTAGAACAACAAAAAGTCCAGCGGTGGTAGCGTCAAGAGTTGCAAACTCTTTGTCAATTTTTACAGCGCCAGAGAGAATAGCGTCGTAAACACCTTCAGCTGTGAGCAATCCATCCTTCGCGGCGTCTTTAAGTTTACCAAAAGGTATCCCCATTCCGTCAGCAATGGCTTCGGCTAGGCGTGGCATTTGCTCAAGAACCGAGTTTAGTTCTTCTCCACGAAGCTCACCTGCAGCCAAACCTTGACCAAGCTGAACAATTGCGTTCTTAGCAGACTCTGCACCAGCACCAGAGATAACCGCAGCCTTTTGTACAGCCTCAGTAACTTCGAGTAGCTCTTCTATGGGCTTGTTTTTATCTTTTAAAGCTAAACCAAAACGGTTAAACGTCTCAGCTGCTGTACCAACATCACCACGAGAACGTGCAGCAACATCGAAAAGCTTTCCCATTACGGCTGTAGTCTTCTGAGCATCTTTTGTAACTAAGTTTACTCTGTTACGAAAGTTCGTCATAGAGTCGGAAGCAGTAGTAATGCCCCTTGTAATGGCAGAACCAGCAAAGGCTGCTGTAATACCTATAGCAAGTTTTTGGAATGTTCTTGTAACATTTTTAGCTTGTTTGTCAATGCTCTGTATAGAGGCATTGAGCTTGCGCATTTCGTTTTGTGCTTGGCGCGCGTCTGCACGCACCTTAATATTAACACCTGTCATTTGTGTTTTCCTCTAAATAAAAAAAAAAGCCCCCAATGAAAGATTCCGTATATCGGAAACACCATCAGGGGCTATTATCGTATTAGATAGGGGTTATTAAACCAATAGTTGACAGTACTTGCTCAATGAAGTACCTTGGGGCTTGTTGTGAATGCCCACTGTTTAGATGTGAAATATGTTCTACAGGGTTCAAAATTGAACCGCTGAGAAACTGACCTCGCCTAGTCTTAATAACTAGGTTTCTCCAGCCTCTACGTGCTTCACCTGTATCAACAGGGGTTACTATCTTTAGTTGTGCTGTGGCGTAGTCCATACGCTCTTCAATTTGGGAATTAGCGAGTTCGATTACTTCTTCCTCGATACGTTCCATTTCTTGTCGAAAGTTAATAACTTCCAAAGAGACAAAATTGCTCATTAGTTACCTACCCAGAATGGAGTCCAGCCAGACCCCTCTTTCTTGGCAGAGGTCACCATCATGTCTAAGAACTTGCCTTTTGGCAAACTCTGAACTTCGGCTGGAATGTTGTCTTTGAGTTGTTTAAGCGATGCAAACACACTACCGGGTTCACCTTTGTAGCCTTGTGCTTGAAGCAACAAAAACGTTCTTTGATCTTCTCTCCAACCTAAAGGGCGTCTACGAAAGTATGCCCCCCACTTCATAAGCTCTTCCTGTGGCATCTCTCGCATAAGCTGATATACTGGAATACCTAGTGAGAAGGCTATCTCGTAAATTGTCTCTTCGGATTGGGTTAGTTTCCCTCAGTGCCACCCAAACCAGACACGCGCATAACGTGAGTGGAAAGCGATGTAAGCTCGCTAAGGGGGAAGGAGTCGAAGTCGTCTTTAGTCAGTTCTTCTGCACCAACGACTGCAACTTTAATAATATCACAAAGGAGTTTCAACTGAGCTTCGTCATCTTTAGACTTGTCAGCCTTCTTGATGACCTTCTGAAGTTCCATAATGGTTCCTACAGTCAGTTTACGTACTTCTACTTCGTCGCCCATGAAAGGGACTTTTTCTGTCAGTTCTTTGTTAATGAGATGTTTCATTTTCTTTATTTCCTTATGAGTCTAACTTATCTTTTTCTGAGAAAAGATCGGGATTGTTTGCTTGAAAGTCATCCAGCATTTTACGCACAGTGTGGAGAACGGAAAGGGTTTCCATAATCTCACGACCAACCGCTGACTCATTATCAAAGTCTTGGAATCGTTCAAATGATTTTCGAATACTAATATCTACGCTTCTACGCATATGACGGAAGGTCGTACGCATAACAAACGCTTTACTAAATGGTTTGTCCATGTATAATACTTCCTTGTGTCGGAGGCCACCCGAAGGTGACCCCCTAAGTAGCTTACAGTGTTGCTGGACCGAAGAAGTCGGACTGAGCAGACAAAGTAACAGTTGCAGTAGTTGCATCTGTCAAAGCTGGGTTTACAAGGATAGCTTCAATTTTACCCAAGAAGTAGAACTCTGTGTTCTCTGGAGTAACTGTTGCTGCAGCTGCTTCGTCTTCAGTAACTGCGCTTGCGCACATCATGAAGCGGAATACAAGGCTCTGACCGATAAGGTCGTGGATAGCTGTCATGTCGCCAGCGTTGTAGTTGACTGTAACTTCCAAGGAAGGAGCGTCAGCTTGGCCCTGAACCTGAGAAGAAGTCTTTTGACCGTAAACAGGAACGTTTACGATGTTTGCAGGTGTACCCACGGATGGGAATTCACGTACAGAAGGCATACGAACGTGGTCAGCGTCGGCTGTACCAGGTGTCGAGCCTACGAACAGAGCAGCGCACTCAGCAGCCGTGTCTGTGCTCGCAGGGATTGTGCCTTTGAAGATGTCGAGGTATGTAAAGATACCCGCACCCAAAGATGAAATATGTGCCATTTGTTATTCTCCGTATTTGGTAAATGGAATTATATAAGATGCACTGTATAGTGCTTTGTTTTGGGGATCTAACCCCTCTACGTTTAAATAAGATGCTCCAAGCCTTGTACCGTTAGGTAGTGTCTTGTTTTCTAGGATGATGTCAAGAAGATTGGCAATAGCCATAACCCTGCCTTGACCTTCACCAGCCTTTGTAAACATTTTAACTGCAACCAAACCATCTATTTGTTTCTCTACACCGTAAGCAGCAAGAGAACTATTGGATGGCATGACTTTTAATAGGACATACTCATCAGACTTTACACCTAAATAGTTATCGGGAATAGTCTGGATGTTATTAGCAGTCCAAGTGGCCGATGCAAAAGCAGTTTCAACATCTCTAAGTATTAGGTCATACATTATACTGTCTCCTTAGTCAATGACAATGTAATAACAAAGCCATCATCTGTGTGATCAGTAATATTGTAAACTGTACTTCCAACAGTAAGAGTATCATACCCATCAACAGACATTTCAGACTTCATCATAGCAGTGCTACTGAAAGCACCGTCAGAAGGCTTGTTTGTTGACTGTATAAAAACTTTTACAGTTTTAGAAGAGGTAGTCCCTACAGTCTCGCCTGTGGCGAAATTATAAGAACCTACCGTTTTATTAGAGATTGTTGCTGAAACAGCTAAGTCACCAATTGCTGTAAAAGCTTTGTCTACAGCAGCGTTAATCTTAGCTTTAAGCGACATTAATTAGCCCTCCACCATCCTGCACCTTGACCCATTGAACCCTTACGAATAAGAGGACGAATAGGTTTAAGTGCAGTAGATGGCTTCATAGGGGTCTTTGTTGTGTCACCGTTGCTATCTGAGATACTAATAGAGCCTACCGAGATAGATTCAAAAGTCTGAGTCTGTCCCATGAGGACGTCTTCATTATTTACCAGATGCAAAGCTTGTTCATAAACAGCAGTTTTAACACGACTTGGTAGCTCGTCTTCTGCGATAGTTACTTGAAGACCTAAACGGTCATCGTTGTAAATAGCGTTCTTACGAGGCCAAGCCAAAGCTTGAGAGGAACTAACAGCAGAACCAATCCAAGCATTGTCATCAATCAGCG